CTAGCTCCACAGGTCGGCGGCTACGCGGAAGGTATTGGCGTGGGCTTCCACGATGTCGGCAACGCGCTCGGAGTAGCCACCGCCCATGCACACTACTACGGGCACGCGGTGGCGGTGGCAGAGCCCGAGCACGTGCTGGTCGCGTTGCCGGCAGCCTTCGCGGCTGAGGCCCAGGTGCCCGAGTTTATCGGTGGCCAGCACATCCACGCCCGCGAGGTAAAACACAAACTCGGGCTGTACTTCGTCGAACAGGCGCGGCAGCGTGTCGGTGAGCAGGCGCAGGTACGCCGCGTCGTCGGTGCCATCGGGTAGGGGCAGGTCCAGGTCGGACTGTTCCTTGCGGGCGGGGTAATTGCGGCCGCCGTGCATGGAAAACGTGAACACGCGCGGCTCGTGAGTAAAAAGTGCGGCCGTGCCATTGCCCTGGTGCACGTCGAGGTCCACAATCAGGATGCGGCCGATGCCCTCGTGGTTCAGCAGGTAGTTGGCCGCTACGGCCTGATCGTTGAGCAGGCAAAACCCCTCGCCGCGGGCCGCAAAGGCGTGGTGCGTGCCGCCGGCCACGTTCAGGGCCACGCCGGTGTGGCGGGCCAGACGGGCGCACTGCACCGTGCCGCCTAGGATGGTGATTTCGCGCTGCACGAGCTGCTCCGACCACGGAAAGCCCGTGGCGCGCTCTTCCTGCCGCGTGAGCTGGCCCTGGCTGAGGCGCTGGTAGTACTGCGCGTCGTGCGTTTCGAGCGTGAACTTTTCGGGCAGTGGAATGGGCACGAAGAGGCTCTCCTCCGGGATGGTCCCCTCGCGCACCAGCTGCTCGGGCAGCAGCTCGTACTTGAGCATGGGAAAGCGGTGCCCGGCGGGCAGCGGGTGGGCGTACAGCGGCGCCCAGGCTACGGGCAGGGCGTGGTGGAAGGGAAAGGCGGCGGGAGGCGTCACAGAACTTCCCAACCGCAAAACCTGCCTGCGGGTTACGGGCGGCACCGCCGCTGTGCTGAGCTACAAGGAGTTGTGGCTGCGGGTAGCACAGTTAACAATTAATTCATCGGCGGCCGGAACTTCCCGGATTGGGAGGGGAGTTACGCGCGCACTGGCACCCTGCCGCCCGCGTATGCTTACATCCTTACTCCAAGGCCTCGGCCTGAAGCGAACCAAGCGCATCAAAGCCAGCCGTAGCCGCCCGGGCGGCAATCAGTTCGAGCAACACCTCGGGCCCGAGCTGCTGTGCGTATTCCTCGCCGACGACGGGCATTCGGCCGAAGTCGTGTTTGGCTCCGGCCCGCACCCGCGCGTGTTCGGCCGCGGCGAGTTTGAGGACCAGGAAAGCCTGCGCCGCTTCCTGGAGCTGCACAGCCACTAGGGCCCGCAACCTCGGCGGCCTAGTCTTCGCCCGGCTCGTACACCTTCTCGCCCACCTTCCACATGCAGTTGATGTCGCCCAGCTCGATGGTCATCACCTCGCCGTTGCTGTCACTGCTGAGCTGCAAAATGCCATTCTGGTTGCTGGTAATGCGCTTGATGATGAACATCTGATTGCGCAGCGAAATGGCGTGCACGCCGGTGGCATACTGCCAGTCGCCGTCCTGCACGGGGCGTACGGCCACGCAGCAGCCGTGGGGGTAGCGCGGGGCCATGCTGTTGCCGCGTACTTCCAGCACGCGGGCATTGCGGTAGTCGCGGCCCTCGCGGCGCAGTACCCACATGGTGGTGTAGTCCTCGGGCAGGTCGTCGAGGCAGTTGGCGGCGAACGTGCCGTAGGCAGTATGCGTGAAAAAGGGCAATTCTACGTAGTTGGTGTCGGGAATGGCAATGTTGCTTTCCGGCGACTGGCCGGTCTCGATAAACTCGGGGGTAGTCTTGTACACCCGGGCCAGCGCCTGTAAGGTGGGTTGCTTTATGCCGGCTCGGGGGTCGGACTCGTAGCGGGCGATGGTCGTGTGGCTTTTGCCCACTATAGCGCCTACTTCGTACAAACTCATTCCGGATTCGCGCCGGAGCCGCTCCAGGCGGGTGGCTTTGTTAGGTGTGGCAGGATCAGACATGGGGGTAGGTGCTAAGGCCTGGGAACGAAGGTACATGATGTTTTAACGTTAATTAACTAAATGTGTTAAAAATTATTGATAAGTAACTGAATTTAACTTAAACTTGCATCGTTTTATTCTTCGCTGTTGTACTTGGAGCAGTTCGTGGAATCGACAAAATTTGCTTTCTTAGGCAACTTCATGTTTGTTCACCTCCGCTGGGAGTAGAATGTTAGCCTATTTTTTGGCAACTGCTTAACGCTTTTTAACGTTATGTAAAATATTGTAACGATTTTTTGCTGAGTTGTAGGCCATGCCTTGGTGAGGTAAAGCGGAAGCGGCCTCGGGCGCTGGCCTGATTGACCCCCATTCCACCCCTGTAGTTGACTGCCATGTGCCATTCATCCCTCATCATTCCACTTACCCCCGCCGAACACGCCGCCCGGATCGGCGCCATTGCCGACGTACTGGCGGCCGTCACCAATTTACCCGCTTCGGCGCCCCGCAAGCAGATAGAAGGCGTTATCGTAGCGGCTTTTAATGCTGCGTACACGGCGCGCGTCGTGCAAACGTCGCGGCCTGCGGCGGGCAGCATGCTTGCGGAGCCAGCCGGCTAGGCCGACCGTTCAGGTGCTCAATTGTACGCCGGACCACCGTCGGGATGGTGGGTGCGCCGGCGCGTGAGGGAGCCGTATTTTCTACTTGTTTGATTGGAGCGCACCGTTCTGGCCGCGGTGAGTCCCTGGGTTCTTTAGTGGCCAGCACTCCACCTACCTACACGCGTGACCACCCGCCAACAAAACCGAACCAAGCGCGACGAGCGAATTCGCGCCCTGTTCAAAGCCCGCTACTTGGATGCACCCCGGCCGCGCAAGCTCAGCCGTGAATTTGTGCTGGCCCAGCTGGCCGAAGAATTTTGCCTGTCGATAGGCACCGTCGAGAACATTACCTACGCCAAAGGAGCCGTCTGAGCACCCGTCGCCATGCCGAGGCAGCGCGGCCGCCAAACGCCCACGCCACGCACCAGCGCCCCGCCGTCACCACACGGCGGGGCGCTGGTGTTTTACTGCGGCAGCACGTACGGTTCGGCTTCGGGCAACGGCAGGGGGCGGCTGGCCAGTTGCGGCTGCAATTCCACGTTGCTGATGGGACGGTAGTCGGGCGCTGCCGCCTGATCGAGCAATTGGGTGGCGTACGTCACCGTCAGGCAGTACGCCTGTGGGTGTTGGGGCCGGTCGCGGCGGTAGCTCACTCGGCTCAGCGGGCCAAAGCCAGGGCCCTGGTAGTGCTGCAGCGCCTGGTGAATCAGCTGCGGCAGTTCCAACTGCGCCACGGCGGTGCTGCGCTCAGTGCTGCCATCGGTAGCCAGGCTGTCCAAGGCCAGGGCTACAGTGAGGCGCAACGTCGCGCGGCTGGTTTGGATGCCGGCGGCTAGATCCGTCCACGGCGCATCTTCCAGATCGAGGAACACGGCGGGGTAGGCCAGCGGCGTCGGCAGGTCGGAGCGGTCCAGCTGCGCCCGATCCAGGTCCACGGTGGCCAGGGCCGGTACGGCGGCCAGCAGATGATCGGCCAAATGGGGGAGAAGGGTGTGTAACATGTACAGGTAAGAAAAAAGTGGCTGTTGCCGGGTGAAAAGGATGTCGAAAAAAGGTGAGGAACGCCGGGCACTGGGTAGCCGCCGGACCAGGAGTTGGTCTTGCTAATGGTTTTAGCCGGGTGCGGCGGCGGTTTGCGTGAGGCTGTGGCGGTGTAACTGCTGCAAATCTGCGTTGCAGGCGTCCATTTGGCCTATTTTGCTTTGGTAGTCGTGGGAGATTTTGCCATTAGTTGTGGCAAAATCTCCCACGACTACGGAGGCCGATTTGCCGTTGGCGCCGCCGGGAAGGAGTTTTGGGTCACCAATCCGGCACAACCACCCCGGTATCGGCGCCACTGCACTGCTCGCCGCTTCGGCCGGCCGCAGATGGCCCACCACCGGACCGGGAACCGCTCACCATTCCTCTTCCACTCAGCCTTTCTGCTATGAAAACTTCCCCCAACGGTATCCGCCTCATCAAAGGGTTTGAAACCTTCATGCCCCGCCTGTACTACTGCGCCGCCTACCAGCCCACCATCGGGTACGGCCACGTGATTCAGGAAGCGGAGGCGGCGCTGCGCAAGGCGGTGCTCACCGAAAAAGAAGCCGCCGAGTTGCTGGCCAAAGACCTGGTGCGCTACGAAGCCGCCGTGGCCGCGGCCCTGCGGGTGCCCTACACCCAGAACCAGTTCGATGCTTTGGTGTCGTGGTGCTTCAACGTGGGCACCGGAGCCTGCAGCAAGTCGGCCAAGACCAAGAACTCCCTGATCTGGCTGGTGAACAACGGCCGCCCATCAGCCCAAATCCGCTGGGCCTTCGAGCAGTGGTGCAAGGCCGATGGCACCCGCGACGGCGTGGACAACGACGGCGACGGGCTGGTGGATGAGGCCGGCGAAAAGCGCATCCTGGCGGGCCTGCTCAAGCGCCGCCGCCAAGAAGCCAAGCTGTTTTTTACGCCCTGATAAACGCCCGCGCAGCATGAGTACGCAACAGCAAACGGCGGATTGGGTGAAGTGGGCCGCTGGCATCTGCATGCTACTCAGCGCCAGCGCCTTCGGCTACGCCATCAGCACCGAGCACCGCCTCACCAATACCGAAACCACCGTGGCCCAGCACCTGGCCGAAGCCAAGGAAACCAAGGCCGACGTGTACCAGCGCCTCAACGCCCAGGACCAGACCCAGAAAGAGGTGCTGCAGGCCGTCAACGACGTGAAAGTAGACATGGCCGCCATCCGCGGCGCCCTCGGCATTCCCAAACCCTCCGCCAAATGAAACCCACCCATACCCTCATACTGCTGGCGGTGCTCACGGGCTGCCGCTTGCTGGAGCGCCCGACGCCTCAGCAGCAAGTGGCCGAGTTGCTGGCCGAGCACCCTGAGCTGACGGTGCCCGAAACCGTGCGGGTGCAGGTGCCGGTGGTGCTACCCGCCGCCGAAGCGCGGGTGGTGTACCGCCCCAGCCCGGCCGATTCGGCCCGCCATGTGCTCGACGTGCGCCGCCTCGACTCCCTGCTGCGCCAGGCAGAAGTGTCGCTCGACAGCGTGCAGCGCCGTGCCGCCACCCGCCGCGTGCGGGAGTGGGTGCACAGCCGGCCCGTCCCCCTGGATACGCTTTGCTTCGACACGCTGGGCGTGCGTGGGCGGGTGTGGTACCAGTCCGGCGGCTACCAACTGCAGCTCGTGCGCAAAGCTCTGCGCACCACGGCCCCGGCGCAGGTGGTGCGCCAGCAACTGCGGCCCTGCCCACCCGCCCCGCACTACGCGTGGTACCAACCGGCCGGCTGGCCCTGGTGGTGGGTATTTGTAGCGGGTGCCGCGGCAGGCGTGGTCTGCAGCTACGCTTTGTTCAACCTCTCCTTACGCGCCCTCCGATGAAAACCCTCTGGCAACGTCTGCGGGCCACCACGCCCGCCTTTTGGCGCCGGGTACAGCTGCTGTGCCTGGGCCTGCTGGCCACCACCAAAGTGCTGCAGGCCGACGCCGACAGCGTGCCCGCCGTTTGGCGGCCGCTCTTGCCCTACGCCTTTACGGTGCTGACCACCATCACCGTCACGGCTCAGTTTACCTGCGCCGACGCGAGCCGCGCCCGCCGCCCCACCACCGACGACCACTAAGCCGGTCAGCCCGGGCCCCATTCCGCTTCGTCCCCACGCCCCAAGCGCCAAGCAGCTCCCCACCGACCGTCCATCGAGCGAAGGTTGGCCGAGGGCTTGGAGGGCGAAGCCTTGGCCTGACTTTCTGGCTTGGCGGTACCCATAACCCCCTCTTTACCTCATGAAAACGCCTCGCGCGAAACCTCCCAAACCCACCGCCGCCGACCGTGCCATGGCCCAGCAGCTGATGCGCAGCCTGGGCAAAACCGAACTCTACGGCACCGGCGACGGCAACTACTTCACCACCCGCCAGGCCGCGGCGGACTACAACTGCGGCAATACCCAAACCCTCATTTCTTACCCTTTTAACTAATGGCACAGCCAGACGTTATCATTACCAAAGGCCGCGGTGGCCTGGGCCGTCAGCGCCCCACCGAAGACGGTGTAAGCGGGCTCGTAACCCAAGGCGTAGGCACTACTGACCTTCCGCTGAACACCTCCGTGGAAATCCGTTCCCTGCGTCAGTTGCAGGACCTGGGCATCGATGCGGTGTACGACACCGCCAACAGCGCTGAGCTCTTCTACCACGTCTCGGAGTTTTTCCGCCAGAGCCCGGCCGGCGTACTGTGGCTGCGCGTAGTGTCTCGCACCGTGTCGATGGCCGATATGGCCGACCATGCCAACTCCCACGCCAAGCAGCTGCTGCTCGATGCCGGTGGCGCTATCAAGCAGCTGGGAATCTGCCTGGATTCGGCCGCGGGCTACACCGCTACCACCCTCGACGGGCTGAACGCCGACGTGGTGGCTGCCATCCCCAAAGCGGCCGAGCTGGTCGACGAAGAGTTCAAGCAGCACCGCCCCGTGTTTGTGCTGCTGGGAGGGCATGGGTTGGCCACCTCGTTGGCTGGCTTGCTGAATCTGCGCAACATGACCGGCGGCGAAGCCGAAGGCGTGTCGGTGGTCATTGGCTCGGACCATACGCCCGGAACGGGGCGGCCGGCAGTGCCCGCGGTGGGCACCCTGCTGGGCGATTTGTCGGTGGCGCAGGTGCACGAAAACATCGGCTGGCTCGACAAGTTCAACCTGGCTTCGGACGGCAAGTTCCTGGCTGCTGGCCTCTGCAACGGGCAGAAGATTACGGCGCTGGCCGACGGAGACATCACCGCGCTTAATGACAAGGGCTACGTCTTCGCGGTGAAGCACACGGGCTTCGATGGCTTCTACTGGAACGACTCGCACACCTGCGCCAAAGTCGACAGCGACTACGCCTACATCGAAAACGTGCGCACCATCAACAAGGCTGCCCGCGTCATCCGGCAGGCCCTGCTGCCGGGGCTGAAAGGGCCGCTGCTGCTCACCCCCGAGGGCCAGCTGCAGCCGCAGCTGGTGGGCGAGCTGGAAGCCAAGGGCAAAACCGCCCTGCAGGCCAATCTGACCCGCGCCGGTGAAATATCGGCCGAAGACGTGTACGTCAACCCCGACCAGGACGTGCTGGCCACCTCCACCGTCGAAATCAACTTCTCCATCGTGCCCGTGGGCACGGCCCGGCAAATCAAAGGCACCGTCGGGTTCACCAAATCCATTCAGGCCTAAGCATCATGGCACAACCCCTCATCAACGGCGTGGCTTACGGCTGGGCCGACATCAACGCCCAGGCCCTGGGCCGCACCATCCTCGGCATCACGGCCATTTCCTACGAAGACACGCAGGAAATCACCGACAACTTCGGCGCCGGCATCTTCCCCGTCAGCCGCGGCTACGGCAAAAACGAGTGCAAGGCCAGCATCACCGTGGAAGCCAAGGAATCGGAGCGCCTGGCGCAGGCCATCGGCTCGGGCCGCCTGCAGGACATTCCACCCTTTCCCATCGTGGTGAGCTACCAGAACGCGGCCAACCGCCTGGTGACCCACAAGCTGATGAACGCCCAGTTCAAGGGCAACAAGCGCGACGTGAAGTCGGGCGACACGGCCATCCAGGTGGAGCACGAGCTCATCATCTCCCACATCGAGTGGAAATAATCCCGCTGAACCATGACTGATCTGACCATTTCGACCGTCGGTGCGGCGCCCAAGCCCGCCGACGCCCACTACCAGCTTGTCGTCGACACCGAAGGCGGCGGGCAGGTGACGGGCTACCTGCGCAAGCCGCAACGCGCCCACATTGCCCGCTCCATGTCGCTGATTGCCCAGCACCAGGTGTTCGAAGCCGGCGAATTTCTGCTCGAAAACCTGCTCATCCAGGATAGCTCCGATGCGCGCCTGCTGGCCGACGACGAAATCCGTTGCGCCGCCGCCATGCAGTCGGTGCAGGCCGTGAAAGTGCTCGATGGCGCGCTAAAAAAGCTCTAACCGTGCTGCCCGTGGATGAACGGGACGGCGAAGACGGCATCCGCAAAGCCGATGCCCTGATCAGCCACTACCTGCACATTCCACATCCGGAGACGCTTTCCGACGAGGTGTGGTGCGACAAAGCCGGCCAAGCCCAGTGGCTACACCGGCAGCTGCACCAATCCGCGTGACGAGGGGGAGCGGCCGCACGGAAGCTCCCCCTTTTTCTTTCTCTCCTATGGCTACTCTGATAATTGACTACACGCTGCAGTTTCAGGACCTGATGACGGTTCCGCTGCGCAAGGCCAGCGACGCCGGCGCGGCGGCTCTTAGCAAGCTGACGGCGGCCGCCCGGCGGGCCACGGCGCAGTTCGAGGCCCTGGCCGGCAACGTCAAAAGCGCGGCCGACGACATCGGCAGCGCCGTGGCGGATGCTACCAAACAGGTAGAGGCGCTCAACACGACGCTCGACGACCTGACGAAAAAACGAACCATCAACATCGATGTAAAAGGCATCGGCAAAGCGCAGCGCGCCCTGCGCGGCCTCCCGCAATCGAAGGACAAAGAGCCCTTCGACCTGCACGAGACGGTGGAAGGTTGGGACTTGCCCGGCAAGTTTGATTCGGTGCTCTCGGGCGTGCGCGAGGTGGTAGAGCAACAGGGCCTGGACGGAGCCATCAGCTACCTCGCCGGCTCGGCGCAGGAGGGCACCAAAACCCTACAGTTTCTGGACCAGGCCAGCAATGAGCTGGGGCTCGGCATTGGCGGGGCCAAAGAAAGCTTCCTCACGCTGCAAAAGGCGCTGAACGGTACCTGGCTGCAGGGCCAGGCCACCCGCGACATCTTTCAGCAGGTGGCCGCCGCTACCACTGTGATGGGCGCACCCGGCGACGACGTGAAGGCCCTGTTCGAGCAGCTGGGCGAAGTCGTGGGCAACGGGACCGTGTCCATGGCCGACTTCGGCGGGGAAATCGGTAATCAGTTGCCCAACGCCCTGAACATCGCCGCCGACGCCATGGGCGTGAGCCGCGAGCAGTTCGAGAAGATGCTGGACGCCGGCCAGGTATCGTCCGAGGACTTTCTGCCCCGGTTTGCGGCGCAGCTGGCGCAGGTGGCCGGGCCGGATCTGGCGGCTGCGCAAACTTCGGCCGCGGCCAATCTGGCACGGTTTGATAATGCTTGGAGCACCACCCAAAGTATGCTCTCCGAGGCACTAATTCCGGTCGTGGTGGAGGTGTTGGGCTGGGTCCGGGGCTTGCTGGAGCTGATCAATCAGGCCCGGCCGTTCATTCAGGAATGGGGCAACGTTATCGGCATCGTGGCGGTGGCCATCGGCGGCTTTCTGGCCGTGTTGCAAGGTGCCGTGATGCTGACTCAGGCCTGGACAGCGGTGCAGGAAATCCTCAACGTCGTCATGAACCTCAATCCGGTGGGGCTCATCGTGGCTGCCGTGGTAGCGCTGGGGGCGGCGGTATTGTACTGCTGGAACAAGTTTGAAAGCTTCCGTGGCTTCATCTACGGGTTTGCCTTCGGCGCTATGGAGCTATTCAAAGGCTTGGGCAACGTCATTGCCGGCGCTTTCACGATGGATCCGGCGCAGCTGGCCCAAGGTGTGACGCAGCTGATGAACATCAGTCAGAAGGCCAAGGAAGGGTATGCGCAGGGCGTGGCTTCCTTCCAGGCCGATCAAAAGCCCGCCAACTCCCTGGGCGACATCAAAAAGCCTGATCAGCTGTGGTCAGCCACCGGCGCCAAGCCTGCCGCGGCACCCAAGGCCAGCATCGGCCTGCCCGACGCCAAGGGACGGGGCAGCGCCACGCCCGCGGCCAGCGGCCACACCAACATCACCATCAACGTGCAGCAGCTGGGCCAAACTACCATCCACGCGGCCACGGTGCAGGAGGGCGCCCAGAAAATGAAGGCCTACGTGCAGGCCGCCTTGCTCTCGGTGCTCAACGACGCCAACGCCATGACCACCGCTTCCTAACATGCAGTTTAACGTCAATCTACGCGCCCTGGCGGCCGAGGCTTTCGGCTACAGCGCGCTGCTGCGCTACGCCCCACCGCCGCACAACAACCTGGGGCAGACCGAAACCCGCTACCTGCAAGAACGCGGCCGGGAGGACCTGTACGGCTTGCCGCTGCCGCCCGATCAGGAGGGCACCGGGCTGTTGGGGCTGCCCGTGTTTCAGCGGGTGCAGCTCGGGCCCCAGGGCCAGCAGCTGATTCTGGACGAGCCCATCGTGGAAATTAACCGCGACAAGATCATCGTGACGACGGAAATCCAGGGGCGCGACGGCACCGTGAAAGAATACATCAGCCAGGGCGACTTCCAGATATCCATCAAGGGCGTGCTGGCTTCCGACCCCAAAAACGGACGCTACGCCCGGCGCTACCCCGAGGACGAGGTGAAAGCCCTGAAGCGCATTTGCGACGCGCCCGCGGCCTTGCCCATCACCGGCCGCCTGTTTGCCCTCTTCGGCATTCACAACGTGGTCATCAAGGCCGTGAACTGGCCCACGCTGCCGGGCTTCACCAACCTGCAAGCCTACGAGCTGACCTGCCTTTCCGACGAAGCCCCCGAACTGCAATTCTGATATGCTACACCTGGATTGCAAAATCACCTTCGACGAGAAGTTGACGGTCGACTTTGTGCACGCCATCGACATCGAAAGCAGCTGGCAGACGCTGACCGATACGTGCACCATCAAGCTGCCGCGCAACGTGCACAACCTCAACCGCCAGGGACAACTGCCCGGCGCCATCAAAGTAGGCGCACGGGTACGGGTGGAATACGGCTACGGCGCGGTACGCCCCGAATTCACGGGTTACGTGGTGGGCGTGAAGGAAGGGCCGCCCTGCGAAATCCAGTGCGAGGACGACATGTGGCTGCTCAAGCGCAAGCCCCTGACCAAAAGCTGGCGGCAGGTGACGCTGCAGCAGCTGCTGGAGTACGTGCGCAGCCAAAGCGGCCAGCACTTCGCCATCCAGACGCTGGGCAGTACCAACCTGGGGCGGTTCGCGGCCAATCAGGAAACCGGCGCGCAGCTACTGGACCGCCTGCGCAAGGACTTCGGCTTGTTCTGCTTTTTCCGGGCCGGCGTGCTGGTGGCCGGCGACCCGTACCAGGCCCTGAAAACGGCGCCCAGGCACACACTGGCGTTTCGGCGCAACGTCATCAGCAACGACCTGCAGTACACCGCCGCCGAAAACATCCGGCTGAAAGTGCGCTGCATCAGCCACCTGGCCAGCCGGGGCAAAGGGCGCCAGCGCATCGTGAAGGAGTTCGGCGACCAGGACGGGGAGCTGCGCACCTTCAACTTCGCCGACGTGCCGGCCGACGAGCTGATCAAGCGCGGCAAGGCTGAGCTAGCGCACCTGCGTTTCACGGGCTACCGCGGCACCATCACCACATTCGGCGAGCCGCTGGTGGAGCACGGGCACGTGGTGCAAGTGCAGGACCCGGACTACACGGACCGGGACGGGTATTACTCCGTGAACAAGGTGGTCAAGTCCTTCGGCGTGAGCGGCAGCCGGCGCGTCATCACCCTCGGGCCCAAGGAGCAAATCGACACCAACGACAAAGCCACGCCATGAGCAGCATCAAAGAAGCCCTCGAACAACTAACGGGCAATATGCTGCCCGTAGCCGTGCTGGCCGGCACCGTAACGGCCGTGCGCCCCGCCGACCGGGAGTGCGACGTGCAGCCCGACAACGACGATGCCGAACTGCTGGACGTGGCCCTGCTGAGCGGGGTGTACCCAGCCGTGGGCTCCCCGGTTTTGGTGGGCCTGATTGAGAACCGCCGCACCGACGCCTTTCTGCTCTCGGCCGAGCGCGTGACGCACCTACGCGTGGCCACCGAACGGGAAAACCTCCTGACCTGGACACGGGACTTTCTCGACGAGCTGCTGCGCCTGACGGTGAGCACGCCCCTGGGCCCAAGCGGACCGCCGCTGAACGCGGCCCCGCTCACGGTCCTGAAAAACCGCCTCGATAACCTGTTACGCGCCTAAGCCATGCCCCTGAACAAACCCGGCCTGGAGGCGGCCATCCTCGGCATTTTCACCGATCTGGCTGCCCGCACCACCAATCCCGAGCAGGCCCGCGCCGATGCGGCCCGCCAGCTGGCCACGGCCATCGATACCTACGTGCGCACCGGCCAAGTCATGACCACCGGCAGCGCCACTGCCCAAACCGGAACCATTCAATGAAAGCCTTCGACCTTTTGCTCGATGCCGACGACGACCTGCTCGTAGAGCGGAACGACTTTGTCATCGACGCCGCCGACGCACAGCACGTGGACCTGCTGCTGCGTACCCGCCCGGGCGACTGGCGCGCCGACCCACTCGCCGGCATCGGCATTGCCCGCTACCTGATGGCTCCGTACGGGCCGGCCCAGGCTTCGGAGCTGAGCCGCGAGGCGACGATCCAACTTGAACGCGACGGATACCAAATCCTGGCGATGGATGTGCATGACCTTACTCAGGCCTCTTTTAACGTCGAACGGAAATGATTCAAGCGTCAGCTGGGCAATCGTTGCTCGATATAGTGATACAAGAAATGGGCTGCGTGGATGGCCTATTTGAACTAGCTGCCACCAATGGCTTGACTATTACCGATGACCTGGTGCCGGGGCAACTCCTCATGGTGCCCGCCAGTGACACGGCGGATGTGGAACTGGTAAAGCTGCTGAAGAGCAGAAATGTGCGGATCAACACCGATAACTACCTCCTGGCGCCCGCACCGGAGGAAGATGAGCTGAATGACTTCAGCCCAAACGATTTCCTAGAAACAGACTTTCACTAATGGGATACTGGTCTAATAAGATTTTGGATCTGGTCGGGATAAACCTGATCAGCGGCCGCAAAAACACGGCTGCCAACCTGCGAATCATCTATGGGGGTATTGCCGACGCTGTAGCGTTCCTGGAGGGACTTCAACGGGGCGCGCGCATCCTGCACGGAGATGCTGAGCCCAACCCGGCTGACGGGCTGAATGGGGACGCCTACCTAAACCTGACCAATGGCGACTTTTACCTAAAGCAAGCCGATGATTGGGGGCTACGGGTGGTGCTGCGTGGGCAAAACGGCAAGGATGGTCGAAACGGTCGGGATGGAAAAACGCCGGTTTTGGGCGTCGATTACACCGTGACTAATGGAGCGGACGGAAGATCCGCTTACCAAATATGGCTTGATCAAGGCAACACCGGCTCTGCTGCGCAATTCCTGGCCAGCCTGAAAGGGGCCGACGGCGCAAACGGCGTTATCGGTAACAAAAACCGTTACGAATCCTACGCGCCTACTACCGAAAATGGCACGGTGGGTGATGTCTGGTTCCACGCCATCAGCGCCAGTAAAGTAGCCATTTACGAATGCCTTGGCCCGGCCATTTTCGCCATGCCTATCTCTGAAGGCAACTTATCCACCGTTCAAACGAACTGGCGTCTGCGCTTTACCTCGCCGGATGGTGGTAGCTCTAGCGGGTCGGGCAGCTTGAACGGGGTGACGCTCACCAGTTTCGGGGATGGCACCAAGTTTCTGTCCAACGATGGTACCTACCGAACGCCGCCCACTAGCGCCAGCACCGGGGCGGCTGTGAACGTGGAGCAGGACTTCACCTCCAACAGCACGTCTAACGCACCGAGCGTGAAGGCTACCGCTGATGCGCTGAATCTAAAGCTTGATAAGATAGCCAAAGCTACGGGTATCGAAGTGCAGGCCGGGGTAGAAGATGGTAGGTACATCACGCCAAAAGCCCTAAACGACGGGAGCATTGGGCTGGAAACTTACCTGCAGGATATACCAGCCCAGACAAAATCCGACGTGGCTAACCCCAATAACTGGACTGCATCAAACCGCTGGAACGGCCCGGCTATTCCCAACGGCCTCGACCTGAAAGAGTACTTCATTCTTCCCACGTTTGATGACCCGCAGCAACCCGGCTACTGGATCAAGTTCCTGCCTGGAAACAAGGTGGTTAGAATGAAGTGTACCCACAATATGTAGTGAAAAGTGGCCATGTCCTACCTTGCACAAAGCATCTTTAAAACCCCTTTGAAGGGCCAAAACGGCGGCGCGTTGCCGAAGCTTACCGGCTACCGCACCAGCACCGTTTTCTCACCGGAGCCGGAAAGTATAACCCACCAGGCCCGTGTCCAGGCGGCTGGGGGTATCGGGCTGGATTTGCGCTATGTCGATGCCTGTTACAAGCTGCTGAAGACGCGGGGCGTTCTTCAGGATTGCGCGGTATGGCTTGACCCTCGTTTCGGCTTCAAGCTGAATCACAGTAGCCGGGTTAGTCAGTTGTTTTCCATTGACCCAGTGCAGCGTGACGCGGTGAGCCTTGATGGGTACCCCGGTCCGATCCTGCAACTAGGCTACGCCAACCATCCTGAACTGAAGTTTCTGCTTTCGCCAATCTACGTGCCGGATATTCCGGTCGGCTCCACCTATATGGCCTTCAGCCTGGGCCGCAGCACTCCGGCTGACCAGTGTTGGTGGGGCTACTCGCCCGGTGGCCCTAGTGCCTCTTATGTGGCCGTAGCATCGCAATACGGCGCACCGCGTTTTCAGCATACGAACTACTATTCAGGCCACGAATCCATTTTGCCCTACGGTGGCGAAGGTGCTACACCGAACTACGTCGGGCAAGAAATCCGGTGCGCTGCCCGCTTTCGGGCCAACCGCGACCCGGAATGCATTGTGCTGGGCAACGGCTTCCCGTGCATTGTAAACGCGAACTACATCAAAGGCGCGTTTCCGGCTTCTTCCGGCCCACTCTATTTGGGCGGCTACGCTTACGGTTCCATCATTCCCGCGTCTGAAGCCTACTTGTCCACTCTGCTGATTCTCGGTGGCGAATCGGTGTCGGTGGCCTACGATGTGGACCTGTTCATCCGTGACCAATTCAATATGTTCTCCTAATGGCTCGCACCATTCCAACCATCTACCAATCCATTCTGGATTCCATTGCGGCCAAGCCCGAGCTTGTACTGCTTAACAGCCCTTCCGCAGTGGCCATCTACAAGCTGCTTGCTTCCGCGGTGGCTGCGGCCTTATGGGTACACGAAACCATCTTCGACCGGCATCGGGCCGACGTCGAAACCGCCTTGGCCCGGGCACAACCCGGTACCGCCAAGTGGTACGCTGACCAGGTGAAGAAATTTCAGGCTGGTGATACACTGCTGGTCGATGATGACGGTATCCACTACCCGGCCGGCTCTACCGGGGACAAAATCGTCAGCCAGGCCACGGCAAAGGAAAACGTCAGCACGGGCAAGCTTTACATCAAGGTCGCCACCGCGGATACCTTGTCGGTTGGTGGCTTAAAGCCGCTCACCGTTGCGGAGAAAAATCAGGTCATCGGCTACGTAAATGCCATTCGCTATCCTGGAACTCGGATTGAAGTGGTTACACTAAATCCAGACTACTTGAGAGTAATAGGGGAAGTGTATTACGACCCGCTTCAGGATTTGAACACACTTAAGACGCGCGTGAGGGCCGCCGTTCAAGACTACCTCCTGGCTCTTGAATTTGATGGGCAGGTTTTCAAAGCCAGAATAGAAGACGCCATTCAGCGTGTGCCCGGTGTGAAAGATTTGCTGATAACCAGCGTGCAAGCACGGGCTCATGGCTCGACTGCTCTGACTGACATTCGGCGCGTCTACGAAACCGAGGCAGGCTACATCGTGGAAGACCCCTTGGCTCTTTTTGTCGACACCATTTCATTCGTCCCTTATGGCTAGGCCCGTTGTAATACCACCTCACTTGGTCTCGCTGCTGGTAAAGGTACCCGTGCGCTACCGCTTTGCGCTGCCAACGCTCGTGGCTGGGTTGCTGCCTCGCACACTGCGGAAGCCCCGGATGCTAGCCTACCTAAACAGCTTGTTGGCACCACTAGCCAGTCTGTACCAGGTCTTCATCGAATTTCAAGCTACAGTCCGGCGCGAACTGAGCTACAACGGCCAAACGCTGGCCTTTCAGCGTGCCTTGAACGACCGGTTTGATCCAGTACTAGCCCGTATCCGAATCATTAATTCTGACGCGGTTTCGGTGCCTGTCTACATCAATTTCGTTCGGGAGCCCGAGTCCCCAAAGAACATCAAATCAGCCCGCGAAGCCGGGCCGCATCTGGTGCTTAACTCGGTAGCGGAAGAGGCCAGCCTGATTGGCTTTGTGGTGCGCTGTCCTGCTACTCTCAGTGGTCAAGAACCGGCCTTGAAGGCCCGGATTGATCAACTGAAACTGGCTCTTGTCAAATACCGCATTCAGTACGTTTAAAATGAAACAGCTTGAATTTTTGGACGGTGGACGTCCTCTCAATAGTGATGATTTGGTCGTCCTGCAGGACGAAATCTACGACGCTGTCAATGGTCAGCTGACAGGCTTGCTAGCGTGCGTGGTGGCTGGCTGCGAAGTGAGTGTGCGGGGTAATAATCAGTACGACATCAACCCTGGGCTTGTCTACATTGACGGTGAAATCAAGCGCTTCAGCGGGGCAAGCAACGTGACGTTGCCGCAGGAATTATACGCTGATGCTTACCAAACCACCGAGCAACGTCCCTACCAAACGGGCGGCAGTAAAGCCACGATGGGCGAAGCCGTGGTGCTAGCCCGCGCCTACGACGCGGCCACCCCCGGGGAAAAAGTGCTAGTCACTGCTGATGGAGCACTGCGCGTAAACAAAGCCCGCGAACGGCAATGGCGCGAAGTAGCCGAAATCGGCCTGATGGCTGATTTTGGCCCGTACTACGACAGCACCGGTAAGGGCAGGTACGGAACCCCGGCTTATGGTTGGGCACTCTGTAACGGCAACAACAACACGCCTAACATGGCGGGACAATTTCCGGTGGGCTTTGGCACGGGCGGTGCGCTCGGGAGCGACTACAACGCCACCCGTAAGACAGGCGGAGCCAGAGAAGTCACCCTGACTGAAGAGCAAATGCCCAAGCACACCCACCTAATGGACAGTGCCGGTGCTCATACTCACACTTATACCGACCGATTCGGCGCGGAAGAAAATGAAACCGACGCAGGTGGTAATAGAAGACGTACGCTTGACACCACGGTAACCAAAACAACTTCTACAGCTGGCAACCATTACCACGTTATTCAGGAGAAGGGTGACAGCCAGCCGTTCGATAACCGACCCCCTTTTACCGTTTTAGCCTTCCGCATGTGGGTTAGTTTTTAA